AGAGTTAGCTGGGGTGTCCATTAGACCTTCAAACGCATTGGCTGCTTGACTTACAGTAAGCGTGCCACTTCCAGAATCTTCTGGAGTCATGGTGTTTTCACTCATTTATTTTCCTATATTACCTCTATGGGAGGCGTACCAAATGTAGAAATATCTACAATATCTTAAATCGGTTCTCATCTATTGCTTGACCTGCTGCAATGGACTCAAGACTGCCGATTAATTCTTTTATAGCAGCTATCTTATAATAGGACTGCTCTCTAATTTCTGTATCAGAGTCATTAGAGTTTATAATTTGTTGTATATGACCATCAATCATGCCTTGTAAGACATCTTTAAAGTCATCATCATTTAAAATGTTTTTAATGTTTTGCGTGTTCATTACATTCCGTTAGGCATTTGTAAATCTTTAATATCTTTTAATGATGCCATCACTGATTTCATAGAATCAGACCTAGATTTCTCTGAAGCATTTTGAGCATCTGCTTGAATCTTAAATTCTTGCATCTGTAACTCTAATTGCTTACGAGCATTATCTAGTTCCATTTGTTGTTTTTGTAGTTCAAGTTTAGCCATTTCTGTTTGAGCTTTTAACTCTGCTTTATCTCTTTCAACTTTAGCAAACTCTTGAGCTGCTTGAACACTTGGGTCAACTTTAGGTTGGTCTGCTTGTGCTATTTGTTGAGCTTGTTCTGGCGTAATGTCCTGTAAGAAACCAGAAGCATCTTTAAATCCAGCCATGTGGATGAATTTAGCTAATGTATCTCTGTATTGTTTAAGGTTGACTAAAGGATTATTAAGACCATAACCTTGAATAATTTGTTCTTGTTTACCTAGAATCATTTGCATAGTAGCTAACTGTTCAGCACGAGAACCAGTACCTAAACCTACATTGATGTTGATACTATATTGTTCTGACCATTCTCTAGGGTTAAATACCATTGGTTTCTTGTTAATCATAAGCGTTCTTGAATTAACTTGATACTTACATAGTAATCTAAAGATAGATTGGAATAGTGATTTGACACCTGTTTCTGCAAAGATACGAGCTATTAGCTCTAGTTTACCATTAGCAGCATTAGACATAGTAGCCACTGCTGTTGCTGTAGCGTTCTGTAATACATCTGCACTTAAACCTTGTTGCATATCGCTAACACCTGTGCGTTTAGCTTGTACAGAGTCTAAATATTCTAGTAATGGGAATGATTGACCTGCTGCTGAAGTCACAGCTAACTGTGATACTGCTGCTGGATTCTTAACACGAATAACACCACCTGCTGTAGATGTTAGTAAGTCATCATAGTTTACTTGACCTTCTACTGCCAATACACGAGCATTGTTAGTTAGGTACATATTGTCTAGGATTTGACGAGTTACTGTAGACTTGATTAATTGCAAGTCCATTGTTCTGTCTGCTAATGAGTTACCAAAGAATTTATGTGGTATTGGTAATGGGCAGATAGAATGGAAAGGAATGTAATCACAATCCTCATCACTTAAAATCTCATTAGATGCGTATACAATCTTGCGTAGTTCTGCTACACCGTCATCATTGTAATCAACCTTGATATAGCACTCATATACCTCTACGATTTGCATAGAGTGGTCTTGTGACATCATATCTGTAGGTTGCTCACCACGAGTATAACGAGCAATTCTTTCTGGGCTATATTCTAATGCGTTACCAGTATTAAGACCTTCTACGACTTTAGGGTCAAAGCCCATAGAGATAAGTTCACTACGAGTAAGCATCTTACGGTGAGCACAGAAACCTGATTCTTGAATGTTTCTAGCACGTTTAGAGATGATAAATTCCTCTGGAGGAATGTTCTCTACACGAACTGTACCATTGCGTACTGTCTTACGAACCTTAACATTGTGCGTTACTGTGTTATGGTCAGATTGTAAACCTGTAATTGGGTCTACAATTTGCTCTACTTTAATTACTTCTGCGTGTGAAACTAAATCTACTTCTTGGTCTTGTAAGATAAGTGCAAGCTCATCTTCGGTTAAACCTTTATATTCTTCTTTGGTGATGTTTGTTTCATCATCCCAATATACTTTAACCACACCTACTTTTTCTAGGAGTGCGTCTTTAAACCAGTTATGCAATATGCTAAAACCATCATTGTCTTTATAGAACACATGGTTGACATATGTGGTAGCACCGTCAGCTAAATCTTGGTCACCTTCACTTTGTGGACTAAACTCAACAATGTTGTCAGATGATGTGAATACACGAATAAGTTGTGGCAATGCACCGTCTACAGCTTCTGCTACTTCACCAGTAACAATCTGTGACTTACCTTCTACTTCATTACCATATGGTCTGCGTAGATAGTACTCAAGTGCTTGTTGTCTTTCATGTGTAGTTTCAGATTGGATATAACCTAACGCACTCCAGATTTCAGAATCCAGAATGGCTTTAAGTTTGCCTTCATCCATTATGTAGCCAGATTTTTTTACATTTGCCATTGTTATACTATCCATGAATTATTAATTTGTAAGGGTTGACCCCAGCTATTATCAGACTCATCTAATCCTACTGCAAGGTATCTAAATGCGTCACTAGCATGGGAACACCAATCGTGCAAAGGTGAGTCAAAGAATACATTACGCTTCTCATCATAGTTACGTCTATAATTGCGTAGTGCATCTAGCCCTTGCTTTACATTCTTATCAAACCAGCAACGTGGTAATATTCTGCGTACTGCTTGTATTCCATCTGCTACTGGTAGTTTCTTTACTACTGTTATCTCTAGCCCTGCTTCTTCAAGCATTTCTTGTCTTGACTTTCCTGTGCCTAATTCTCTTACTACCACGTCATGAGGTAAAAGTTGAACTGCATCACTCCATTCATTATCACGAAGCCAATTAACATAAGTATCTAATCCTTGTCCATGATTCTCATAAAAGTCTACAAGTCTTATCTCTTTACCTACGACTTGTGCTACCCAAATAGCTGTTGAATCAGACATACCCAAGTCCCATGCACAATACGTTTTTGAGAGAGTTTCTCTAGGGATGGTAGTAATCTGATTCTTGGCTTCTAAATCGTTTATCATTTGTCCGTAATATGAACCTTCTACTGCGGCATTAAATGAACATTCAAATTCTTGTTGATACTTGTCATCACCCATTTCACTTCTAGCAGATGCTAGTTCTTGTGGGTCTAGTAACTTTGTATCACTTGCTTTAAACTCTAGCAGTTTCCAGCTATCATTGCCTTTGTCTGCTCTATCTCGTAAGTCTTTAAAGTGGTTATTGCCTTTAGGAGTTCCTATAAACATTGCCCAACCTAATCGGTCAGCTAATGCAGGTCTAACTACTTCACTAAATATGGTAGGGTTAATATCCCCAATCTCGTCAATCACAACACCGTCTAAATAGATACCTCGTAATGAGTCTGGGTTATCAGCACCGTATAAAGATATACGCCTGCCCATGAAATCTACTCTTAACTCTGCTATGTTTGCTATTGCACCTAATGGTCTAGTATAGGTTAATAAGTAATCCCATGCTATACGCTTACATTGTGCGTATGTAGGTGCTATATAAGCTAGTCTTGGACTAGGTTTATCACACAGTAGTGCTGAATGTACCAGTTGATTTATGGCTGATACAGTCTTACCCATACGTCTATGAGCAACCACTACTGTGAACCTGTTGTCCTTCACCATCTGGTGAATCAACTTCTGTGGATTACGAGGCTCATATCCAGTGGATACTAATTCCTCATCATCATTCATTTCTTCAAGCATCTATACCTGTAATCACTTTAATAGATATAGGTTGTTCAGAATCACCTGTAATTTCAGTAGATGATAAGTCTGGTAAACTCTTCTTAAGTAAAAGCTCAATTGCTTTCATTCTAGTAGGAGTAATCTCAATTTCATCTATGCCAAGTGCATGATTTTGCAAGACATTTACTAGCTGACTTGTCTGTATCTTTGTTCTTACTTCGTCTTGATGTCGTTTTCTTAATCGTTCTGCCATTTTTGTAACTCCATTGCTGGGTCATTACCTTTGTTATTGAATGTTATGCTAATTCCGTTACGCAAAGTGTTGAAGCTGCTACAGTTGCATCTTTAATGTATGCAATCTTATCACCTGCATTAACTTTAAATATACCTACAGAGTTTGTAGGAATCATCATGCTTGTTGTAATAGAAGCTGTTGGTGTTGCACCAAATGAAACATGGCAATGACCAAGTGAGCAAGAAACTCTTACTAAAGTTGTTCCTGTACCAAATGCTGTTGATGCTGCTGTTGTATTACCTACTGAAAATACTTGTGATGTACTTGGTGAGTATACTTCTATTGGATTTCTATTGTCATCAAATCTAATAATGCTCATTACTATTCCCCTGTATTATATTCGTTAGTATCGTTTTCTTTATTACCGTTTTCAAATTTAGCCATCATAAGCATCTTCTTCTGTGCTGATGTGAGTGGTGTTTTAATCGGACCACCTACTAGCCATGCAGAGCAAGTTCTATCTGCTGCACACTTGAAGTCAAATAACTCACAGTATCCTAGTTCAGCAGAAGCAATCACTTCTGGTGCATAAGATTCATCTACAGGTTCATCACCTGCTACACCATTAACAATACAATCCATCATCTCTGGTGTTTGTATAAAGGCAGAACAGTTACCACAGCGTGATTGTTTAGCAATCTCTGGAGTAGTTGCCCATTCGTCTGCACGTTTAGCCCAAAATACTTTATCTTCTATGTCTGGGTTTACTGGACCATAGCCTACGTTCTTAAATGCCCAATCTCTATGCTTGAGATTAAGTAAAATATCATGTGTGGCTATAGGACATTTCATTTCTTTTTATTCCTTGCTGAAATAGTTTTAGCTTTTGCTTTAGCGTCTGCTTTAGATGAAGCACCCCAAGCCTTCAGGGATAGTAATAATCTTGTAGGCTCACCGTTAGGTTTATGTTCTGCACCCTTCATATTTCCCATGCGAGCTAGGAATGATGCACGTCTAGGATTATCACCAGACTTTACAGGTGCTTTTAAATGACCACCTGTTTCCTTGTTATATGATGCACGACCTTTGGCATTAAGTCCGCCTTTAGGGTTCTTACCTTCTTTCTTTTGCCAAGCTCCACTCATTTCTTTTTAGCTGTCTTTGCTGATTGTTTAAATGCCATAGCAGTAGGAGCACCTTTAGTGCCTACCTTACGCATCTTCTCACCAGAACCAGCTTTGATTCTAGCTTTCTTTGCAGCGATATTAGCGTAAAGACCTTGTTTAGTAGCCACTTTTCATGCCTTTTTTCTTTTTGCTCATACCAGCTTCTGATAATGCAATAGCTACAGCTTGCTTTTGTGATTTAACTACTGGACCTTTTTTAGAACCAGAGTGCAATTTACCTGCACCAAATTCTTTCATTACTTTACCTACTTTAGCCATTTTAGCTGGTTTTGCTTTTGGTTTTGACATTGCCATTTTATTTCCTTATTTTAGATAACGTAGTTTATAAAGAGTTGAATCAATTAGGTCTGCTATTTCGTCTACCAAGTTTTGTAGTTCTGTATCTTGTGGTAGTTTTGCTCTTAACTCTTCAACATTATGCGATAATTCTTCTAATTGGGCTACAGAATCTGTTTTAGGTAATGAATATACTTCTGGGTAACCTTCAATCTTAAGTTGTCCGTATTTACCCATGTATGCTTCTACATACATATCTGTTTTTTCTGTTAGGTTATCGTAGAACTCACCTAATGTAACATGCTCTGAAAAAGAGTTACTTGCCCAATGTAATAAATGAGCATTAGTCACTTCGTGAAGTAACATAAGTGCAAATATACTTGCTACTTTATCTTTACTCACTTCTGTTTTGAATGATTGTTCCATGCTCTTTATCCTGTATAGGTTCTTTGTCTAGCTTGATATAAGTCTTATCATATCTGCAATCGTTGCAAAGGGAATACTCTGTGCGGTCAAATGCTTCGCCACAGGTAGTGCATATTGCTACAGATATTGTCATATAAAAGTAAAACCCCACTTATGGAGAGAGTTATAAGCAGGGTTTTGGAGGGATTACGTTTCTTTGGGGTAGGCTCTGCCCACATAGCTGGTATTATACCACAATTCACTATATTAGGTCTAGTGATTATGCGTTTATCCTGCGTGAACTAATGGTAAGTAGATTGTCGTATGCCATGTCTAATTGCCAATAAAAGGCAAGTGGAGGTTTAGCTCCCAAGTATTTAGCGTATATGGCTTCTTGCTGTCCTTTATCAAGGCTATGTATGATTGCGTCTATGGTTCTTACATTTTGTTTATCCATAGCACTTACCATGTGTTCAAATTCGTCAGTAGTAGACTCGCCTCCAGATGACATCCCTAATGACTTACTAGGATAACCAAGCCTGTGGTTAGATGACCTCATGTATAGTTTCCAATCATCTAGGATTGATAGTAAGCGTTCCATACTAATCATGCTTAACTTTTTCCTCTATCAGTCTTGCAAATATAGTCATGCGTTCTACGCTAATTGGTTCATATCCTGTTGGAAATACTTTTTTGTATATAGCAATAATATCTTCTTGTGTCATGTTCCTATTCCTAACCCTTCGCTATCTATGCCACTGCTACCAAATGAATCTAATGTTACATTGTGTCGCAGATTATGTTTAGTATCTTTTTCGGTATATACATGGCTTTCTTTTATAAGTTCTTGTGGGATGTTTAAATTGTGATTAAAAATTTCATCTAATGGATGTCGTTTAGGTTTGTAGTATAGATATAATTTACTACCTCTGGGCTCATGGTGCAATAATCCTTCTACTTCTAAATCCATAAGTGCGTATTTAAGATGATACCTTTCAACTCCAATCATTTTAGCTAATTGCACTGAAGTTTTCATATCATCACCAATCAATTCCATTATTTTTTGCTTTAGAAATTGTTTTCGTTCATGGTTTATTTGTTCTCTACTAGGATACATCTTTTACTTTACATTGCCACTTTTTCTTATCGTTCTGACTCCAACCATGCACATGGATAGTCCAACCTGCATCACGAACTACACCTACATTTTCATGGTCTGCTATTTTTTTAATCCTAGCGTTCATGTTAGTAGTGGTTGTGGTCTGGACAGCAAGAACCTCTTTACCTTTGAGAGCTAATAGGTCAATGAAACCAAATAGGTCTTGTCTTATTCTGGCAAATGCGTTCCAGTGTTCTACTACTGCTACAGTGTAACCTTCTTCTCGTAATTTTTTAAGACTTAACTGCGTTGGGCTAATTGCCATTAAATTGACTTTCGTTAGGTTTAGATATTCCGTCTGTAAATCTTTTTTGCACTTCACCAGTAGATTTATTAAGTTCGTATTCATAAGCGTGTGGTGATACATCATCACTATTCTTTTTCTTTTTAAATATCTTATCCCAATTATCTTGTGCTTCTTGTTCAGAAATTAATAATGGTCTTCTTCCAGAACCTTTACCCATTTATTTTACTCCTAAATGATTGTTAGTAAATAACCAACCTATAGTTTTACGGTGTGCTTCTTCCCATGCTGCTATTCTATCATGTTTATCTAATGATTTGTCATTATCTATCATGTGGTGGCATTGATGGCATAAAAAAGCTATGCGGTGGTCGTGAGATTTAATGCCGACCCCTTTTCCATCTCTTAATTGATTACTATGTGCAGATACCACAGTTCCATCTTGCATAGAACACATCATACATGGTGCTCCATCTGCTAGTTTAAGTAGTTTTGGATTTCTGTAATTCATTTTATATTTTTAAATATATGAACAATTACATCTACAGTCCATCCATTACCTATGTGATGAGCAGCTTGGTTTCTATTTAATACTTTTGTATATCCATCTGGAATAGTCATACATCTTTCTAATTCTGTTTGTGTCATGTATCTACAACTGTCTTGTGTAAAATTTTTATCTTCAAAAATTAAAGTTGTAAATCCTGTTTGTCTGTATCTACGAACCATTTTATCTTTACTTGCTAAAGGTCTTGAATCTGAAGAAAGTAAAGCTCTAGCTTTTTCTCTATCAGTATATCCACTTTGTAAAATATCTTTTAATTTAATATTTTTTTCTTCCGGTTGATTTACATTTGGTATATTAGTCCAATATAATCTATTTCTTAATGCAGCAGATACTAAACTACTATTAATTCTTATTGGCTCTACACCAAATAACTTACTAATAACATCTTTATCTTCTTGTTTCATTCCACCTACATTTTCAAATAAAAAATATTTTGGTTGTGATTCTTCAAAGATTCTTAAATATTCAAAAAATAATGATGATTTTTGTCCAGCCAATCCTTGTCTATTTTTCATAGCTGCTGATAAATCTTGACATGGTGAACCACCTATTAACAAATCAATTCCTTTAAACTTATTTCCATCACATTGAAAAACATCTGAATAATAATGTGAATTAGGATAATTTGATTTAGACACTAATTTTGCTCTTTCGTCTATTTCATAAGCATGATATTCACAATCAATACCAAGTTTATCTAAAGCTATACGACCACATGATATTCCGTCAAATAAAGATAATACTTTCATTAGTAATCCCATCCCCAACCCATAGTCTGACCCCATACCTCTATCTGTTGTTGGTATTCTGCCATATCACTTGTGGTTAGCTTTGTTGTTGATTTAATAAGTTCTACAGGAAAGCCAGCAATAACTGTTTGATAACGCAATAAACGGTAAGACATAAGCTCATGCACTTGTTGTTTATCTAATCCTAAATGGTTGCCTAAACTTGTATATAACTCCCATAATCTTTCATTTTGTTCTACGCTGCGATTAAGTTTAGCATCTGTTACTGTTACTCTCCATCTATGAGTAAAGTCAAGTGCCTTCAACTTCTCCACTAGCATTGGCAAGTTGTCTTTCGTTAGCGACCACTTTAGCATCTCTCCACCCCTTTGTTTTTCTAAATGTTACACCATCTATTGTTGTTATTTTATATTCTACTTCACCAAAATGCTTTTGTATAGCTTTTAAAAAATCATTTATTGTATCTTTACCTTGCATTTGGACTCTCCTTGTATTTAAGACCTTTTTGGTCATACCAGAAATTAAACGAACCTTCCCACTGGCTGTTACGCTGTTTCTGTACAAACACCTTTGCATCTGGAATAATCTTTAGCTCTTCATCAGAAGTTTTACCTTCTTCTACAAGTTTTTCTTTAGCACGATTTCTCCATACACAAATAACATTGTCTGTCAAGTTTCTTATATGTGAACTTCCCATAATGTTTGTAGCATCTGGTATCTCATCTTCCGATTTCATTTTTCTTGTATGTGCTACTAAAAAAACATGGATTGATAAATCACGACAAGTTACTGCAAGTCTATCTAAAAACAATTTCTGTTTCTCTAGTGACTCTTCGCTAATATCTGACATCTTCATAAGACTATCAATCACAAATACTTCACAGCCAAGAACGTGCTTTCCATAGTAAAGAGTTGCAAACATATCATCTGAAGTTGTAGTACCTAACTGGTCATACAAAAACAATTTGTCTTTAGCGTGAGTAGCCCATTTAGTGATGTATAAATCTGTAGGCTCTGGTGAACCTAAAGTTTGTATAAGCATACGAGATAAAGTTAATACTGGTCGCATTTCTAAAGACGCTATTAAACATTTAGTTCCTTGTGTCATCATTGCTAATACAACTTGTGATAGCCACATAGACTTACCATGACCAGATACTCCTGTAAGAACTGTTAGTTCGGCTTGCCTAACACGAAACTTATCTTCCGTTTTAATCCAGCCAAGAGATTTACCACTATGAATTTCTTCACCAAAATACTTGACCAAGTCATCAGCAAATATATCCGTACTTTTAACTTTAAACTCCGCATGACTATACCCCTCATTATAAAATTCTTGCACAGTTGATTGACTTACAGTTAGCTTATCAATGACATCTCCTAAATTCATTAGATGCCACCTTCCCAAACTTTACGGATATGAGTTACATTCCCATCATCCCATCTCTCTTGATTTAATAATGTCATAGGTGCTGGAACAAATCCTTCCTTCCATTGTTTGGTTTCTTTCATCATCTTGACATATCCTATAACTTTATCAGCTATCAAGTCAAGGTCTTTTGCTTCCCATTTTTCTAAACAACCTTTTTTATTATTTTTACGGACATTTGGGTATAAATCCCAGAACTCTGAAAAACGCACTGTGGTTTTTATAATCTTATCTATATCTAATCTTATCTTACTCTTATCTGTTATATAATCGTTATATAATTTTTCATCTGTAATTATCCAAGTATCTAATTCATTTAAGATTTTCTCTACAAACGCAATAGGTTTTCTTAATCTAAAAGCAATATCAGGAATCATTCCTATTACGCCATTGCCTTCAGAAGCTAGACACCAAAGTTTAAATAAAGTGGCTTGTTTTACATCATCCATTTTCATAAAATCAGGGTCATTTAATAAATCACGACCATAACATTTAAACCATTTCATATCACTTTTATGCTTAAAATGCTGAAATTTATCCCAATTCTTAATTCTCATATTCTTTCCTTAAAATAGACATTATTCATATAATTCTGTTACTAGTACAAATTACCATAATATATTATCAAATGCAAACATATTTTTTATATAATTATTATATAAAAATGCTTGACATGGTATTTTATATCATTAAGATAGGCATTGTAGTATTTAACTTTTAGGAGAGAAAAGATGAGTATTAAGACTATGATTGTAAGTTGTATAGCGTTCTATTGTTATATTGGATTATGCCTTTGGGTTATGGGCAAGTTAGCAGGAGTAATATAATGGAACGACATTTAGACCCAGACGCATATTTAGATGACATGGAAAGACTTGAACAACAAGAACAAGAAGCGTATTATAAACTAGACCAACAGGAGAAACATGATGAATAAATACTTATGGTTCTTTCTTTTTATATTTTGGGGGTATATAATATGGCGAATGGTTTAGAACACATAGCAAAGATTTTAAAAGAATTAAACGAAGAACTTAAATTAGATAACGACAAATGGGAGAGAGCAAATGTCACAACAACAACACTACGACCAAGTAATGATGCAACAACATCAACACGAATTAAAACAACAGGAGAGAAAGATGAGTAAACAGGGTATAGTAAATATTAAAGGAAAAGATTATAAAACAGTAGCATTAAGAGTTCAGGAGTTTAGGGAACAGTTTCCTGATTACTTTCTTACTACTGAAATAGTTAAGATTGATGATGAACAATGTATTGTTAAGGCTTATGCAGGTATTCATTTAGAAGGTGGTCAAGTGCAAACATTTGCAACTGGTCATGCACAGGAGTTCCGTAAAGCATCACAAATCAATGGAACATCTTATGTAGAAAACTGTGAAACAAGTGCCATTGGTAGATGTCTTGCAGCTTTAGGATTGGGTGGCACAGAGTTTGCTTCAGCTAATGAAGTAGTAAATGCCATTCATCAACAAAATAATTCTGTTAAGTTAGTATCTAAAGAAGATTTCCTATGATAGAACAACGCACAGACGAGTGGTTTCAGCAACGATTAGGCAAGGCTACTGCATCTAGAATATCGGATGTGATAGCCAAGACTAAATCAGGTATATCTACAAGTCGTTATAATTACCTTATCCAACTTGTATCAGAACGTCTTACAGGAAAGAAAGGCGATAGTTTTGTTAATCAGGCTATGTTAGATGGTATTGAACGAGAAAGTGCTGCTAGGGAGATTTATGTGCAATCTAGGGGGGTATCTGTAGTAGAAGTAGGATTCTTTGACCATCCTATTATTGCAAATAGTGGTGCTAGTCCAGATGGTGCAGTTGAGTCAGAAGAAAAAGGTAAGTATTCTGGGCTCATTGAAATTAAGTGTCCTATAGAAACTACTCACACTAATACGCTTATGAGTAAGTCTGTTCCTAGCAAGTACATTCCACAGATACAATGGCAAATGGCTTGTACTAATGCTAAATGGACAGATTTCGTTAGCTATAATCCTAATTTTCCTGTAGACTTGCAGTTGTTCGTGTCTAGGGTTGATAGAGATGACGAGTATATTAAGGAACTAGAAACAGAAGTAATCAAGTTTTTAGATGAAGTAGACCAAACGATTATTAAACTAAAGGAGCAATAAGATGGCTGAATATGATAATACTAATACTTTTGCATTATTTAAGAATGATAAAGGTGATAATCCTAAACGACCAGACTACACAGGCACTGCTAATGTAGATGGTATTGAATTTAGAATTAGTGGTTGGATTCGTGAAGGTGCTAAAGGTAAGTTTATTAGTGGTTCTGTGCAGTTAAAAGATAACAACTCTGCTGGTGCTAGTAAACCTGTAAATGAAGATGTTCCTTTTTAGGAGCATCCCCATTGATAAGTATACTTTACATATGTTTTCACTCAAGTCATTGATTTATATGAAAAGAATGAAAACAATTTGCATGAAACTTTAATAAAGTTATATTTTTGTATAACTTATTTATTCATGACGTACATAGTAACTTCAAAACCAAAACGCATTTCTGTAACAGTAGGTTTAGTCCACATGGTCTATTCTCCTTTCTTTGAATTTATAGTAGCATTATACGCTTATGTGTGTTTTACTACGACTGTAAAACCATTAGAAAGGACTGTGTAATATATGGATATAAATAATATGGAACTAGATGTAGCGTGTTATGCTACTGCAGTGTATCATGAGGTCAATACTCGTTCATTAGAAGAAAAGGTTGGGGTGATTAATGTTATTCGTAATAGGTTGCATAGTGGTCGTTGGGGTTATTCTGTATGCTCTGTCGTTTACGCTAATAATCAGTTTGCTGTGCAAGATGAAACCCACCATCCAGTTGATGAAAGGGCGTATTTGGAAACTAAATTATTGGTTATTGATACGATTATTTATAATAAATATCCAAACGTGGTGGCAAATTCATTATATTTTCATGATGACTCAATACCGCCAAAGAAAGAATGGTTTGGTCACAAAAAGAAAACGCACATAGGACGGATGGTGTTCTACTAATGATTGAATATATAAAATTTTGGTTAGCAGAAGATATAGCGGCATTAATTGAAATAATACCAATAATAGTTTTGTGTGGTATAGGTTATTTAATATATTTAATATATTTAAAATGGTGGAATAAAGAATGAAGCCAATAGCTTTTCTTGTAGAGGAATTTGATAGTACAGGTGCACTTGTATGGTCTGCTACTATGACATCAGAACCTACAGCACTATCACTTGCTAATGACTTAAAAAGTAAATTACATAATTGGACTATTACTCCATTATTACCAGATACAAAAAATATTATTAAAATAAATAACGTTAAAAAATACGATTCAAAAAAACTTGTGGAGGCACATCTTGGCAACTAAACCTAATTTATTTATAGCAACCCCTATGTATGGCGGTCTTTGTTATGGCACTTATATGGAGTCTATATTAAACCTTCAATCACATTTAACTGTTAAAAACATAAATGCTTACTTTTCATTTCTTTATAACGAAAGCCTTATTACTCGTGGTCGCAATACATTAGTCAATGACTTCTTAAAGTCTGACTGCACTCACATGATATTTATTGATGCTGATATTCATTTTAACCCAGAACATTTATTTAAGATGATTGACTCTGATGTAGAAATTATATGTGGTCTTTACCCTAAAAAAGAAATTAACTTTGGCTCACTAGCATTTGCTATTAAAAAGAATGTTCCAGAAAATCAATTAAAATACTTTACTGGTCAGTATGTAGTTAATATGTTAGGTGACGTAACAGAAGAGCTTGTGCCATTAGATAAACCTTTTGAGATTAAATATGGTGGTACAGGATTTATGGTAATTAAACGTGAAGTATTTGAAAAACTCAAAGACAAGTGTCCAAAATACATCCATAATATGAATGATACTACTAACAATTCTAATTTAGGTGATGAAGTAGTAGAATACTTTGCTACTAGTATTGATGAAGATAAAAAACTATTGTCAGAAGATTATCATTTCTGTAAACTAGCTAGGGACAATCACATTAAAGTTTGGGGTGCAGCATGGGCACAGTTAGTCCATACAGGAACTTATCAATATAGTGGGAGATTAGTATAATGTATACAAAGTTAGATGACCAAAGACAAGCAAACTTTATTATCAAGTATATCCAAGAACATCCAAATTGCAGTATTAAGAATATTGTGCAAGACTGTGTAGTAAGCAGAACTAGGTTACATAATTTAGAAAGGCAAAGATATTTTATTTTACCAAAACCAAAAAATTATAAAGAATATACAAATGATTTAATAAATTCAATTAATTTATTTATAAACTCTAGAGAATGTAAAAGCCATAGAAATATTAGAGCAAAATTTAATATTCGTTATGATGCTTTAAAAAAACTAGAGCATAATGGCATTATTACATGGAAAAATTAATATGGATTTGATATTAAAGATAATTGACTATATTGTATATTTTATGGTAGTATTCGCAATGATATGGTTCGTTTACGGAATGTATCAATTAATTGATTTATTTTTTATAAGGGGATGAGAATGGTTGATTTAGTTAATAACCCTCCACATTATTTGGTGGGAGGCATTCAAGCAATAGATATTATTAAAAGTCGTTTAAGTAAAGAAGAGTATATTGGGTATCTTAAGGGATGTAAGTTAAAATATGACTTACGCTATCCGTTTAAAGACCATCCAGAACAAGACTTGGAAAAGTCTGATTGGTATAAGAACAAATTATTAGAAGCTACTAAAGAAGAATTAGTTGCTAATCCACCAGAACTAGAAGCTATGTTAGGGAGAATTGATGATGAATAGAATCTACTGGCTATTTATTGTTGTAATGGCTGCATTAGCTATATGGGGAACAGAAAAAGCATTAGCTGATACAACCACCATCTTTGCACCTGATGGCACTGTAACAGTATGCACCACAGGTAAGGATATGATTATTTGTGTATAGTGTTCCTATTAAAGATGACATTGTTAGTCATTGTAGGAATTTACTAAAGCACAAAAATTTTGGTCAAAGAGGTATAGCAGATGGTAGTGCGTCTGAACAATTGCGTGGTATTGTAGGTCAATCAGTTGTTCAAGATTTACTTGGCTTGCCATTGGTAGAAGATACTAATGGGTTTGATGGTGGTATAGATTTTACCTATAAAGATAAAACTTATGATGTAAAGACTATGGGTAGAAACTGTGAGCCTAAACCTTATTTTGTTAATAACTTAATAGGTATGCAAGATAGATATAAAGTAGACAGGTATATCTTTTGTAGTTTAAATCGTACTAACATGATACTTACTATATGCGGTTGGATAGATAAGAAAGAGTTTTTACAAAAAGCTAATTTTTATTTAAAAGATACTGTAAGAACAAGAAGTGATAATACTACCTTTGCAACAAAAGCAGATTTGTACGAGATACAAAATACTGCCTTACATGATTTTCAATTAATCGTCTAACTGTGGTATCTCTGCATAGATAGATAAGTCTTCACCAGCTATCTCTATATAGCTTCCATCATCTATTTCTAGGATGATAAGGTTATCTTCATAATCTAACTCACACGATAAGATTGTTTTTCCTACCATGTGATTAACTATTTGTTGAGGGGTTAGTGACATATAATCCTTAAATGGTTACTACAGAGTCTTTAGCAATCTTCTCTGACTTAACAGACCTTGCCCATGAACCACAATCTTGACATTGGAATCTTTGGTAAATAGCAGTCCTGCTTCTTTGCGTACCTCTTGAATTTAATTTGCGTGATGCACAATTAGGGCAGCATAAATTTGTAGAATACGCATTATGATTTGGATGTTGTTTAATCCATCCTTTAAATTTGTCATATACTTTTTCAAGCAATATAACATCATTCTTATTGTACTCTTCCATTGTTTTCCATGCTTTACGGTCATCATTCATACATTTTAACCATAGTGCATGACCTTCATGTTCTGTTTTAGCACCCAGTCCTAAAGCCTGTGATACATAGTCTAGCTTGTTAGATACAAACCTAAACTGTCTACGAGCTACTTGAAGTAAATCTATCTGTTTAGAGGGTGCTGGAGGAGGCATACCAGAGAGTAAAAACTCTTTATGTAGTATAGGGATGTCAAACCTAGAACCGTTATAGTGGACTATGGCATCAGCTTCATCAAGAAGTTTATGCACAGAGTCTAGCATCTTTTGTTTACCAGATTTTTGAATAGAGTCAAACATGATTTTAGATTCACCGTACCACTTGGCTGCGTAGCATAGGGTATAAGATGATTCTAGTAATTGATTTATAGAGATGTTTTGGTCAAAGATTCCCCAGACATGAGCTGTATTTGGTGCAACTTCTATATCTATAAGTAATATCTTCAAGTAACTCTCCTAGCGTTGAGATACTTTATTATACACTAGAAAAATCAATAAGATACAGATAACATACTTTAAATGGTCTAATGCACAAAGTACATCACAGATTAAATACTCTAGCATATTTCAATAGTAGCTGTTTTAGATTCTTGCAGTTTATTAAAGAATACATCAAACGCTAATTTAGAGTTACCTATAAAGTCTTTACCTGCGTATGTATGACCTAGCAAGATACATCCTTCTGTGTCTTTAGATGTGTTGCCAGAGTGTATTCTTACACCTGTGAAATTAGGAACATCTAGTATATGGGGAAGTTTCTTACCAAAACGAGTAGAAACATCAATAATGACAGAGTAAGTGCCATTAGGAATAGCTGTTTGTCCATCTACTTTTGCTCCTTCTCTAACCTTATCTTCAAGGGTATAGCAGAAATAAACATCATTGATATACATACGACCTACTGTGTATGTGTCTTTAAATTCGTAACGCTTAATTTTGATTTTCATAAATGTCGTTTAGATAGTTTAATGCTTTGGTGAGATATTCCATAACAGCTAGGAATACAAGGGACATACCCATAGCCAAAAATAACATTCCTACTACGAGTAATTTAAGTATAGATAAACCAATAAAGTTTAATATGTTTAATATAATCATTTTTTTAAAGTTAGGTACATTCTTTCTCCAACACAAAAGCTCATACAAGCTCCCGTCATATCAAGAAATGCTGCTACTACAGATGCACCAACAACGTCTGGGTTAAATACCACAACAGCAGTAAATAACATGATGGCACTAATAATAACATATCTGAATGAAGCACGAAGGTCTACTATCCATTGAGAAGGTTCTCCATTGGGACTATCTAATGCAGCTAAAGCCTGTAGTTTTTCAGCTTCTGCCTTCATAAGCTCTATGCGTTCTGTCATGTTCTGTGGTTGTCCACCTGCACCACCTGTAAACTTTGCTATAAGACCTCTAGCACCGTCAGCAAATGCTGGGACTAGGGCTGGTAAGATTAAAGATATGATTGAACCGAACATTGTAACTCCTTAAAAGTTTTTACCTATTGTAACATTTGCTGAATGTGCATAAGGGTTAGCTTGTAAATAAGTATTTAATAGCCAATCATCTGCTAATTTCTTTTGATATGCTGCCATTGCAGATAATCCAGATGCGTCATATTGACCACCTACACTAGCTTTGCCACCCATTAAATCAGTCATGTAATTTCCACTAACATTTGGCTTATTACCTCCCATAGCTCTTACCATCATATTTGGGTCTGCGTATTGTGCGTAAGGTGCAGTATCATTTGCTTGTTTTGTAACTCCATAACGCATATTATCTCTATTTAAAGCTATATCTTTATATGATGGCTCATTAATATTTTTACCTATAGTAGCACTTAATAAACCAATATCTGTAGGTTGCATTGCATTTGCACTAGCACCTAATGTAGGCTTTGTATACGCATTAAGATTTAATGCTTCATTACCTATAGATGTATTTTGTGGAGCTAATAAATTATATTGTTTTAAAAATTCTGTTAAATCCATTATAGTTCCTTTGGGTCAAAGCCAAGATGGTTAGCTACACGTTTTTGTAATTTTAAGAATAAGCCTTTATGGCTAGTATACTTGTCTGTTTTAGGTGCTTCTAAATAGATACACATATGTATAATTTCATGACATAGTGTTTTCATAACAGTATCAAGATGACCACATTTAGCTGTGCTTATAGTAATAACATGAGGCTCACCTTGTTCTGGAGGCTCATACTGCCCATACATCTCTGGGTCATGTACTATTACAAAATCTACTTTGGATGATGGGGGAAGTTTATACTCGTCAAATACAGGGAACTCTATCAAAGCCGAATAAAGATTGGCAATGTTGTTCTCTGTGATGAATGTCATATAGTAGCTTTAGGATGAAATAGTTTAGCGTCAAATACTGCTGTTTGGTTTATTTCTGGAAAGTATATAAACACTGCGTGCTTACCTTCGTAACTATCAGACTTCCAGCAACCTTCATGGTTAGGATGACCTTTGTCCGTTGCATAGGCAGCATAGTCGTAACCTTGTAAGCCTTCTTTTTTAAAGACACACTCTTCTGTAGTTAATACCACTTCACCTGCTTCTGTAACCATAACCATTTCTTTTACAAGGTCTTTAGCATAAGGTGTATCAATTAAGAATAACCAAAATATTACTAAAACTGTAAAGTAAGCAAGGACTTTCATCTACCTAACCAATGATTAGTTACAAATGTTATAAAGCCACCGATAGCAGAGGCAATAGCCATACCTGCCCAGAAACCACCTTTAGACTTGTTTGCAAGTTCTAGGAGTGATTTTATATCTGTTTCCATGCTATCTACCTTATCTTGTAGATTTTGTACTTGGGCTATAAGTTGTCCGTATTGTATTGGGTCAATTTCGTTGCTCATTGATTAACTTTCTATTATTGATTTCCAAGCAAACTTGGGTATTGTGAATTTAATTGAAATTGTTGGTCTAAAATTTGTCGTAATAAAGCATTTCTAGCATTATTATCTAAAAACATTCCAATACCTTGATTTTGTTTTTTATATAATTCTAAAGCTGCTTTTGATTTTACTTTTGGCATTTCTAATATTGATTCACCAAGACCTAAAGCTGCACCAATATTTCCACCAACTGCAGCACCAGCACCAGCTTTTACACCACTGCCAATTCCAATTAAATCTCTATTTTCAATACGACCTACAGCTTTTTGTAAATTAGGTTGTAATTCTTTTAATGAACCATATTGTGCATTTACAGATTTAAGTTCTGGTATAATATTTTCTAATGATTGTCTTGCTGTTCCTGCCATTGCTTGATATGCTTTTTCTTTTGCAATAGATGGTTTTTCTGGTGACCTTCCAAAATCAATTTTTTTGTATGCGTCTGATTTAAATCTTTGTAATTCCTCTGGGGTAACAGAAGTAATTTTTTCTTTTTTTAAATAATCTCTAAATTTTTTCTCTATGTTATTTATTTCTGTAATATCTTGTGCACCTTCAATTTTAAATCCACCCATTGAAGACCTAACATCTTTTAAACTTTCAAGTACTTTTGTTGCTGGAATTTTAATATTGTTATTTGTAGCATTAGATATTAAATTATCCATTTGGTCACCCAATACACCAAGTTTAGACTGTACTTGACCTAATCCTTCATAGCTTAATGGAATTTGATTTTGTAATGCTGTTTGTGTAATTCCTGCTCTTTCTTCTGGTGTTAATTTGGTAGACCATTTAGCAGCACTTTCATACATTTTAGGTGCAAGTGTAGTAGGTATTACTTTAGTAGCACCATACATACCAGTATTTAATAAAGCATTAATAGGGTCAACAGCAGTTCCTACTTGTGCTGCTTTTTCTAAAAATGATGTTGCTTTACCAGCTTTGGCTAAAGATGCAACTTTTGCTGCTCCAGTAGCACCACCTGTTAAAAACATAGAAGCATCACTTAATACGCTAGCAGGATGTTCTTGTAATGTTTGTAAAAAAGCATCTTTGCTACCATATTTATTAGCAAAATAATCGCCTAGTGCATTGGCATATTTTTCATGGTTTTGAACATTAGGTAACAATTTTTCTACTAAACCAAGAGATAAATTACCTAAACCTTTTGCTGTTTCTATTGGTTGCGTAATAGCACCAACTACATTTTTAGCTTCATTATAAACATCTGGCAAAAAGTTTTTAGCTGCTTGTAATCCAGAAAACTTAAATGAAGATGCTGATTGTAACTTTTGTATTTCATTAGCCAATATTGCAGCAGAATTAGTGTCACCTGCATTATGAGCAGCTATCATAGCTTGTTCAAGCTCTGCAATGCTAGGAGCTTTAGCAGTAACTTCTACAGTTGGAGCTACCATATTATCTTCCTTGATTTAATTTATTTTTATATAAGTCAAATACACTTTGACCTTGAGGACTTAATGATGGGACTCTTATTTTTTCAGAGCCTTTAGCTTGCAAATCTTCTACTTGTTTCTTAATATCTTCACTTACAGCATTACCAAGAGAGTTATCATAAGCACCAAGACCTTCATAACTAAATGTACCTGATTGAACATTTTTTCTAGCCCAATCAGAAAGTTTTGCATTACGAATTGCATTAGCATTTGCAATTTTAACCATTAACTGACGACCTGCTTGAGATGTGGCAAGCGTTGGGAAAGCTGAACGATATGCACCAAATTCCAAATCAGATGTAGAACCACTGCCCGGAGTTCTAATTTCAGTAGCACCTTTAGTAGCAATAGCATTTACAAGTTGATTTACATTTGCTTCTTGAGATGGAATACCAAGATAGTTTTGAACATCCGCAGATAATTTAATAACACCACTACCACCAGCATTGCCAATAGCAGCATCAATAATCCTTGTTTGATTTGCAATGCTTCTAGCAGAATTAGTACTTGCAACTAAACCTTTTAAAGTTTCTTTATCAACATCAAGAATTTCTTTTGCAGGATTTGGCATTTGAATAGTAGTTTTAGGAGCTTTAAGATTTGCTTGTTGTTTTGCCCAGTCTGTATAACTTCCAACAAATGCTCCTGTTGGTTGGCTTTTAGCATATTCATATTCACGAATATCTGCAGGAACTGCTTTTTGATAGTCTAAAGTTGCATCTCTTTGTTCTTTAGCAATTTTCATTTTAGTTAATTCATTTTGTGATGCTGCATCATATACACCTTGTGATGCTTGTGTACCGCCAAGAAAACCTTTAGCAAGATATGGTATAGCACTACCTTGATTAAGATTTTTAGGGGTAGCTAAATATGTTGCAAATCCACCTAAAAGACCTTGCATAAGTGCTTGATTTTTAAGTTTTTCTTGTTGTTGTTGGTCTAAAATTCCAGATAAATATTCTGGTTGTTTAGCACCAAAAATATTCATTCCTTCAAAAGGGCTAGTTGCTGTATCAAAAAATGCCATGATTTATCCTATCAATGATTGAGCAAATTGTGCTGCTCTAGGGTTTTTGCGAAGTAATGTATCTAAATCTACTAAACCAACTTTAGATTTTTGACTTGGTAAAATATGTGGTGCTACATCAGTTGCAGCAGCAGTTGGTGTTGGATTTGTTTGTTGTTGATATGTAGATGGTCTAATAGGAGCAACATTAGGTTGCATCATTGTTTGTGGTTGATTTGGGCTTAAAATACCTTCTGCTTTTGTAACTGCAGAACCAATATTTAATGGATTTTGAAAGTAATTGCTTAATTGACCCATCATACCTGTAGACATAGGTGCAGTTAATCCAGCATTCATTAATTGAGTGCCAGCAACACCAGTAGGTGTAAATGGACTAATAAATTCAGATGCTGCCATTGTAGGTGCAGTACTTCCTACAGCAGAACCAGTAGCTCCTAAACCTAAAGATGGTGCTAAACCACCTTGTGTAAAGCCACTACCAAAGCTACCAGCACCACCAAAAGCACCACCAGTAGCACCGCCTAATAAAGCACCAGTAAAAGGACTTTTACCCATAGCAGCAGAGCTTAAAGCACCTACACCAGCACCAATAATCATTGGCATACCCATATTATTTTCCTACCTTACCTGCTAAATAGCAAATTGGCTCAATAATTGAACGATATAAACGACCTAATGGGTCACGCTTTTTACCACGCATTTCTTTCCATAAGTCAGCAGTTCTGTGACGTGCAATATGTTCTGAAACTTTACGAACAAGTTTACGAGCAAATGTTTGTTTATCACTAAATGCAAATGCAACTACTGGTAAGAATAGTTTGTGGT